AGGCCACATTGCAGGCTCAACAGGGTCAAACAGAGGTTATGGCAAGAAACTTAGCAGAAGGGCTAAAAGACCTATTTGGGAAGATGCTACGTTGTTATGGTAAGCATCAAGACGCTCCTAGTGTAATGAGATTAAAAGGCAATTTTGTCCCTATTGATCCAAAAGTTTGGCAGGCTGATATGGATTCAACTGTCAACGTGGGTCTGGGTACTGGCAGGCATGATGAAAGACAAATGGGTCTTCAAATGATGCTAGGAATTCAACAACAAATCATGCAAGCGTTTGGAACACAAAATGGTCTAGTTTCCTTAACAAACATACGTCAGACGCTTGCAGACCTCTTGGATGGTTTTGGCCTTAAAAACGCTGAAAGATATGTCCAGCCAATGAATCCAGAAATTGAGACTCAGCTTGCCCAGATTGCCATGCAAAAAGCACAGCAAGCACAAGCTATGCAAGCCCAGAGCGATCCAAGTCAGGTTTTACTCAAGGCGGAAGCTATGAAAGCCCAGACTAAGGCTCAAACAGATCTGACTAAGGCTCAACTAATGAAAGAAAAGCAAGAAGCCCAAGATGATCTGGACAGAGATAAGTTAGATCAGGAGCTTTTAATTCGGAGTGCAGAAATTCTTGGTAAATACGGGACTTCTGTAGATGTAGCTAGAATCCAAGCTGAAAAATCTAAGGTTAGAGAATAATGGCTACTGATTGGGAAAAAGAAGCTAGTAGAGCAAAAGAATTAAAAGAGAATGAAACATTTCAAAAGATTCTCACTTACATCAGAGATCGTCAAATCCAGACGTTCCTAATGTCTGATTCAGATGAATCAGTAAAACGGGCAAGGCTAATCGTTCATGCCCTCAACGAAATCGAAGCAGAAATTGAGTACGTTATCAATACTGACAAGATGCAAAAAAACAAACAAGGAGATTTGCAACGTGGTTGACACGACAAATACACAAGAAGAAAATACTGGCTCAATCGAAGATATAGCGAAATCTTTATTAGTCCCTGACGAAACTGCACCTCAAGAAGAAGTTAAAGAAGAAACTTCTCAAGAACCAGTGGAAGCAAGTGGTGAACAAGAAGAAGCTGTAGAAGAAGTTCAAGCCGAAAGTAATGAAGAAGAAACGCAAGATCAGGAAGTTCAAGAGCAACCTGAAGAAGAATTGTACACAGTGAAAGCTGATGGAAAAGAAATTCAAGTACCGCTCAAAGACCTACTCCGAAGCTATGCAGGGAATTCTCATATTCAAGCTAAAATGCGTGAGCAATCTGATTTTCAAAAGAAAATGGAAGCAGAAGCGAATGCGCTTAGTAATCAACGAAAAGACCTTCAAGCGAAGTTAGATGCGGTAGAGAAGAACTACAAATCGCAAGAAATGAAAAGACCACCTATGGAGTTACTGCAAACTGATCCTATCAAATATATGGAAGAAATTGAGAAATTTAATATCCATAAGGAAGAAATGGAGAATTTGCAGGCTGAACGCCAAAAACTTGCCTTACAAGAAAACGAAAAAGCTGAACAGCAACGTGTGGCTTATTTGCAAGAACAAGGGCAGGCTTTGGTTGAATACATTCCTGATTTAAAGGATGCGGAAAAAGCGGATTCTATAAAAAAGAGCATGGTTCAAACAGCCGTTCAGTATGGTTTCACAGAGTCGGATATTAATTCGATTCAGGACGCTAGAGCTTTAAAGCTTTTGCATGATGTTATGTTATTTAATCAGGCTAAAAGTGCTAAAGATGGCAACGTCCAGAAATCCAATCCTAGACCTTTCATTCAAACGGGTGCGAAACAAAGTCCTTCAGCTAACCAAACCAAACAGCGTGAGAAAGCTTTTCAGAACATGAAACAATCTGGAAGCGTAGAAGACGTAGCCAGATGGATAGCCCAAGGAGAATAAAATGGCGGTTCCAAGCAATACAACAGAGACTTATTCTAGTACCCTAATTCGTGAAAATTTACAAAATGCGCTTGTGAATATCAACCCAGCAGACCATATTTTTATGAATGCAATCGGGTCTAGAAATATAACCAATACCCTATTTGAATGGGGGAAAGTAACCCTCGCATCAGCAGGGGCAAACAGACAGATAGAAGGTGATGATCTATCGAATACAGCATCAACTTTGCCTGTCAGATTAAGCAACTATTCACAGATAAGTTCCAAGGTAACCCAAACTTCCTCTACAAGTTCTGCAACACAATCCAATCCAGATGCAATTGGTCATGCCATGCAGTTAAGCCTAAAATTGGCTGAACTAAAAAGAGACATGGAAAAAATGCTATTGGACAATGTAGCTGGCAGTGCAGGTTCATCTGGCAATGCTAGAAGCACGGCTGGTTTGGGTGCATTTATTAGAAGTAACGTACAAGCTGGAGGATCTGCAACTGTACCAACGCTTTCTGGCACAACAGCAGGGTATCCAAATCAAGCTAGGGGTGATGGTAGCGATAGGACGCTCGTTGAGGATATGATCCAAAACGCCCTCAAGGCTACGTGGGAAGCTGGTTCTACTGCTACAATGGTTATGTGTCCAGCACCGCAAAAAGTTCTTATTTCAGGATTTACTGGGAACTCTCAGAAATATTCTGTAGCTATGAACAATCCAAAGCAATTAACAAATGCCATTGATATCTACGTTGGAGACTTCGGACAAGTTGATATTGTTCCTAGTAGATATATGCCTGCGAAAACGATCTATGTGATCGATCCGCAACACATTAAAATGGCATATCTTCAGGAAACCAAGCAAGAACCATTGGCTAAAACTGGTCTATCAGAGCGGTCAATGATCTCTTGTGAATATGGTCTTCAAGTTGATGCAGAAGAAGCACTTGCTGTTATTGCAGATGTTAATGACTCATAGGAAATAAAATGAAAAAAACCATCCAAATAACATCTGACAGAGAGCCTATCCTTTTTGATAGGAAACTGATGAAAGATGAAATTGTAGAAATGGACAGTGAAATGGCTGAACTATTTATTTCAAAAAATTTGGCTGTTGAAAAAACTTCTGCAAAACCAAAAAAGAGAGCAAGAAACGAGAGGGGGCATTGGAAATCTGATGACCCCTCTACCCCAGAGGTCAACGAAGCTTATGAGTAAAGTTGAATACGAAAAAATAGGTGCAAGTTATCATGCTGAAGATGGCAAACTCCATATTGTCAGAACGCAAGATGTTGCACCTATTTTAAAGGAAAATCACGAATTGCGTGATAATCCTAAACCTCTGGGTTCAAATATGCGACTAGCTGGGCGAGTCCCAGCAGTCGTAGCCCAGCAATGGGCGAAAGAATGTGGATCTGCCATAGGTACGCCAGAATTCAGCGCATACGTCAAAAAGAAGCTCATGGATGGGGATTTCGCAAAATTTAGGATAAAGGGGTATTAAATGTCGATTACCACCTATGCCACGCTTAAAAGCACCATAGCGGATTACTTGAATCGTTCAGATTTGACTTCTATTATCCCTACCTTTATTTCCTTGGCAGAAGCAAATTTTCAGAGAAATGTTAGACACTGGAGAATGCACAAAAGAGTATCCAGTAATTTAGAAACTGAATTCTCAGCCGTACCTAGTGACTATCTGGAAGCTATTCGATGGCACGTTACAACTGCCCCACCATCTGTTATAGAATATGCTTCTCCCGTAGAGATTATGAACGCAAAAACAGCCAGTGGAGATACTGCTGGAAGACCAACTTTATTTTCAGTCGTTAATTCAGAATTTCAAGTGTATCCCACCCCCAACCAGACTTACACTTCAGAATTATTATACTATTCTAAAATACCTATACTGTCAGACAGTAACACTTCAAATTGGCTTTTAGAAGATCACCCAGATTTATACCTTTATGCATCTTTGCAGGCATCTGCCCCGTATTTAATGCAAGATGAGAGAATTACCTTATGGAACGAACTATACTTATCAGCAACGCAAAATCTAATAGCATCAAGTGAAACGGCTAGATCAAGTGGCTCACTTAGAATGCGAGTGACAACCTATTGATTTAAAAGGAGAATTCCATGTCAGATGCCTTATCAGATAGTTTCGAAGCCAGCGTTTTGAACTATCTTTTTACGACAAATACCCCAAGCCCTGCAAGACCTACTAGTTGGTATGTGGGTCTTTTTGCTTCAGGGAATGAACCAACCGACTCTAGCGGTGGCACAGAGGTATCTGGCAATAATTATTCTAGAGTATCAGCGACTTTCTCTGTGTCTGGGACTAGCCCTACAACGGCAAGTAATA